CTACGCATGTTTGGGTTTGCTCCAAACATTTGTCCAAATATATCTTCAAAATTAGCACCACCAAAAGCATTTGAAAAATGACTCTGCTGTTGTGCTTGTGCTTGTTGAGGATCAGCAGTTCCATACTGATCATACATCTGTCTTTTTTGTGGATCTTTTAGTGCAGAGTATGCTTCGTTAATTTGTTTGAACTTTTCATCACTTCCACCATTCCGATCAGGGTGGTGTTGCATACTTTGTTTCTTGTATGCTTTCTTCAGCTCTGAGTCTGTGGCGTTTCTTGGAACACCTAAAAGTTCGTAATAATCCATAATAGTATTATATACTTATCTTAGGCTTTTGTCAAGTTCTATTTGTCTGGATTCTTTTTAGATGTACCAGCATATAGTCCAAACCATGCCGCTCCTGCACCTACAACAATACTAACTAATCCTGATTGCTCTAAGTTTGGATTTGGTAAATTCATGAACCATGTTGTAACATCATATAATAAGTAAATGTAAACTGACAAAAAGATTCTTGGAAAAATTCTCCAAGCATCTACAGCTCTTGCGAGAAAGATAAGATGCATATACGGATTCTTGCCACTATCAACTACATTAGTATCTACTTCTAATTCTAGTTTAACTTTTTTTGTATCTGTAGTTTCTACCTTTGTATCAGTTTCTACTTTTTTAGTTTCATTTTCCATTTTTAATTTTCTCTATATTTTCTTTATTATCTTTAATTGCATCAGTTTGTGCTTTATCAATCATCTCTTGAAGACGTCTTCCTTTATCAATATCTGAATCTAAATGTAGATTTTTATTAATAACTTTTTCTAACCTGTGAAACTTAACACGGTCATTTGGAATATATCTCCAAGTATAACCACGCTTACCGTAAACACCAAACACACTTTCACGCAATCCTATTTTAACTATAATAGCATCATCGTCATCTAATATAATATGATCGCCTTCATTAAACGCAGGATTCATTTTAAACTTTAATCCTGACATTAAATTAGCCGCAAAATCTTTAAACCAGAAAGCAACAGAAATACTAATTAGTATTGCTATCCAAGGTGCTAACAAATCTGTTAAGTTCATTCCTAATTGATCAAATGGGTTCATCTTTGTCTCCACTAGTATTTATCAGTCAAAAGGAAAGGTTGCCCAAAATAAATTGAACAACCTTTCTATTTTTGTCTAATTAATTTATAGTAGGTAACTTACTGTAGTCAACTCTATAATAACCTGACGGGTGTGTATCAACTGCGTCTGCATACTTGGTTTCTAATAGCTCTTGTGCCATTACACCTGTTTGTACTGCATTATCCCACACATAATTATATGTGTAAGTGTTAATACCGTTGACTTTGCCTGCAAATTCAACGTTTTCTTTTAAGCGTGAGTCTGAAAAGAATTTCTTAACACTCTTCCAACTCTTCTTAGCACCATCAGCAATTACATTAGCCGCATCAGTAATAGCTTTTTCAGCACTCTTAATGGCATTGTTTGCTTGATTAATAGTATTGTTACATGCATTAATGGCGCTGTTACATGCATTAATAGTGCTGTTAGCCGCTTTAACAGCGTTATTAGCATTAAATACACTTGTAGTCCACTTACCTACTTCGTTACCCCAATGTGCAACTGCATTAGCCGCATCAGTCATTGCTTGACCAGTTTGGTTAATTGCATCTTCGGTAGCACTTACTGCCGAGTTACATGCATCTACAGTTTGTTTTGCAACTTTTTCGCCTTGTTTAGCAACTGCATGTGCTTGGTTTGCAACTTTCATTGCTTCTGCTTGTGCTTGATCAATTCCATCAGTAACATGGTTCAATGCTTCGTCCATTGTTCCGCCTGCGTTTAGAATAGCGTTAGCACCATCTACTAGTGGTCCAATATCAATATCAACATTCACGTCAACATCTAGTCCAACTAGTAAAGCCGCTTGTCCGTCAATACCAAAACTAATTGTATCATCTGTATATGTAGCGTGTGCAGAACCTTGAGCACCAATTTGGCCTCCAATACTTGCACCAGCACCACCGGATACTGTTGCTCCGCCTATGTGTGCAGAACCTTCAGCATCAACTCCAACGTTAGCACCTGCAATAGCACCGCCACCTACGTCAACTCCGTCTTTACCAATACTTGCATGTCCACCTGCTTCTGCGTATGCTTCAGCGTGAGCACCTGCTGTACCTTCTGCACCTGCATCAACACTAATATCACCTATAGGTGTATCAATACCAACACTACCATCTACTGATCCTGTTGCTGTTACATCTGCACTTGCACTTGCACCAATTGTAGCCGCGGCTTCAACACCGTCTTTGTCAACTGATCCACTTGCTTTTGCGTGTGCTTCTGCTTCTGCTTTTGCTTTAGCTTCTACGTCTGCACTTGCATCTGCATGTGCGTCTACGCCTGGAACAATTTCTTGTTCAGCATGAGCTTCAGCACCTGCACTTGCACTTGCTTCTGCACTAGCATGAGCTTCAGCACCTGCGGCAAATGAACTATCAGTTACTTCGTAACCTGCACTTGCTCCTGCTTCAGCACTTGCACTTGCATCAGCTTCGTAACTAGCACCTGCGTGTTCGTCGCCTACTGTTTCACCTACTGATGTTTCGACACCTGCGGCAACTTGAATTGTGTACTGCGGTCTTGAAACATCTTGGACCATTGCTTCAGCTTGTGCAACTTGTGCCTGTGCCGCCGCATAATCGTCATCTGCTTGTTTTTGTTTTGCAATAGCATCATCATGATCTTTAATTGCTTGATCATGTGCCGCTTCAGCCGCCTCTTGTTGCTGTTGTGCAGTCTTTTGTTCGTCTTGTGCGTGTACTTTGTTTGTGTTTGCTGTGTTTGCTTCTTGTTGTGCAGATTTCTTTTGATTTTCTGCTTTAGCTTTTTCTGAGTTATGTTGGTTTATTTCATTTTGAGCATCACGCTTCTGGGCTTCTGCTCTGTTTTTATCATCTTGTGCTGACATTACTTTCTCCTTTTAGATTCTAAATGTTTAATGCGTATTTCTAACTCGTCGATTTTACGAGCTATGTTTGGATTGACTGTCTTCCATGCATCAGGGTCTTGATTGAACCATGTCCAACCATATCTATCTCTAATGCTGTCTAAAAGTGTGTCCCATTTACCAAATACCCATAGTGCAATACGTGTATCTCTCATATATGCAATGAATAATGCCCCAAATATACTGCCGGCAATCGCGGTATATATCCATAGTCTATCACTAGCCATGCGTTCTATCATTTCGATCATATTGTAATCCTGTGTATTATGTTAGTATTTATTAAAAAGCACAAGCAATTTCGCCTTTGGGTTGTACTTCAATATTTTTATTATTTTTAGAATCTTTAGTAATATCAATGTCCGCACCGGGACGTACAGAACATGTACTTTTAGCACAAGAGGATAATAGGACAATCAGAGTGAATATTGCCCAAATACGCATTACTTTTTAGTTTTGCTCTTGTCTGTAGACTCGTAATATTCTTTGTAAGATTTAATAATTTCGTCTTGTTGAAGCATGTATGCACGTATTTGTGCGAAATTTTTACTTAGAGCTTCATAACCGTCATCTGTTAATCCAAATAATACAGGGTCAACACCGCCTGCTTTAAGTTTAGCAAATACTTCATCTGCATTATCACTAGTAATAATAGTCCATTTGATTTCTTCTAGTTTTGGAGTTAACGGTTGTGGCAACGCAAGAGGTTCTCTTGGAACTTCTGTCTTAAAGACTTCTAGTTGCTTAACAGAACTACATCCACTAATAAGGAACGTAGTTAGGATTAGCAATACTAGGACACTCAGAGTTGATCTCAGATTTCTTAGTAGCATTTTTCTCTTTCTCCGTTAATGGCGACCCCATAGCAATTTCTACACATCTCATTGCTTTTGTAGTCGCACCGTTAATAACACGTTCAACTGATTTAGGACGTTCATCTGCAAGTTTGCCAATGTCACGTACTTCGCCTTGAGCGTTAATTTTATTAAATCTTTCGTCTAGTGCTTGGAATTCAGCGGCTAGTGTTTTATTTTGTTCAGTTAGTTTAGCTGATATAGCTTTTTGCGATTCAAAGTCAGCTTTTGCTTGTGCAATTACTTCTTTTTGATCAGCAACACTTTGTTCTAACTTTAAATTATTTGCTTCTGATGTTGCTAAGTCTGCTTTAATATTCTTAACATATACGTAGCCACCGCCGGCACCTGCCAACGCTATAACTATCATTGCTATTTTAATCGATGCAAACATCTTTCACCTCATATCTATGTTGTTCACAGACGACAATTTCAATTGGCTTGTTGTCGCCGTCTGTAAACGTTTCAATTAGTTTACCTTCGTGTTGTCTACCGCAATTTTGGCAAACGTCACTCATGCCATTGACAAAGCAAGTTCCGTTGTTTCGTCTACTCTACGTGTCCAACCTCGACCAAATGTTTCAAAGGTCTTTAATCTTTCGTAGTATCCTTGACGGTCTTCTTGGAACTCTTTAATAGTTTCTTTAAGTCCGTGTGTGTCAACATACTCAGCTAATTTCTTTAGTGTGTTAGGACCAATTCCGCCATCAGCTACTGTACCAATCATAGTTTGTAAGTATTTTGCTGAACGTCCTGTACCAGCATTAACACCAAAGTCAAATACACATAAGTCTAATCCACTTGGTAGTTCATCGCCTTTAACACGATCCCAATAATTCTTTTTGTAAATTGGAGCAACATCTGCGACTGTTAAGTCTTTCATGTCTTTTGTTCCGCCCCATTCTTCATACACACGTTTTGTAACACCCAAGTTGGTTTCGCCACCTGGATCTTTAGGGTGATTTACATATCCGCCCTCGTGGTGTAGAATAGTTTCTAAACATTTTTGATAGTTTTCTTGCATTGTAATTTATCCTATTTTGTTAGGACTACTACATACCCATTGTTCTCAACCAAATAATTTTGACCATACTTTGATATATTGTAGTCTCCAATATATTTAGTTAAGTAAATAATCTCAGCAAAAGAATTGGCATTATATGATTCAGTAATTCTTTCGTGGATGTCTTTATGCTCTCCAAAATCTACAACATTGTACTGTAATGGTTCAGCATATATTTTTGAGAATTTAATTTTATCTTCAACAAGATCGATACTGTCAAGATAGCTTTTACTAAAAAAGTTCTTGTAGTTGTCCATATTGTTTTCGTTTACTCTTATTTCGTATGCACCTTTATCTAATGGAACTGTTGCTAAAATGTTTTCCATTTGTGCTTCTTGGCTTTTAAAACTTTTGTAATAGCGGAATTTAAACTTATCTATGTTAGCTAATTTACCAACACCGTCTAACATTTCTATGATTTGTTTTGGAACATCTTTATGACGTTCAATTTCTACAAATACTTTATATGTTCCATCAGTCTGTTCTCCTGAAGTAACATCAGCATCTAGTATGTAAGGATAACCTTTCTCAAAAAAGTTCATTAAATCTTTTGCTGGTGCTTCAGACATGCAACTAAAACTGCATACTACAATATCCTTATCATCACCCATTTTACTTTTAAAACTATCAATTTCAAAAATAGGTAAAACTAAATCATTAAGATCTCCGGCAATTAATCCCATTATACTGCTCCGCCTTCAACTGCGGCAGTTTCGCCTTCTTGTGCAATGTCGTCAACTGCTGGTTGAGTTGAAGCTACTGCTGGTTCTTTAACATAATCCAATTGTTCTTTGTATCCACTATAGATGTTTAAAATAAGTTCTTTAGGCATTTTAATAGTTACTACCCAAACAGGTTCTCTATCTAGTTTGCCTTTCTTAGTACCAGGTCTAATATCGTCTGGTTCTTTAATTTTGCGTGGTTTAAGCATAGCTGTTTTTTCGTATGATACATAACAGTCGTAATCTAATAGACGTTTTCCACCTGCTGGATCAGGCATCTTATCTTTAGGCCACATAAATGAAGCCGATACCCAATGTCTTTCAATTTTAGGTCCTTCAACTAACTCACCATCTTCCCAGTTAGCATACACGTATAGATCTAATTCGTCTAATACACGTTCAAAGTCTTTTAAAACACTTAAAGCAGTATCACTTTCGTATATACTTTCAATGTTTGTAATAATATCTAATACATCACGCATGTTGTTTTCACCTATTCTTATACACTTATTTATCCGGATACGATCTATAAGTGTGCAGTTTTGTCTTGTGATCAAAATGGTAAATATTTGTGTAGGGCAGTAATACTGTGAATCTACAGTGACTGTCTTTATACTAACTCATGAAGGAGGAACTTAATGGGTGCTAAAAGACGAGCAAGAGCTCATAAAACCCCCGCTGATAACAATGTTATTAGCTTTTCAAAACCACAACAAAAACAAATCAACATACTTCCTAGAAACAAAAACCAAGAAACATATATGCTAAAACTGTTGGACCCAAAGAAAGACATAGTCTTCGGTGTTGGTCCTGCGGGAACCGGTAAGACCCTACTTGCGGTCCAGGTGGCTATTAAGTTATTTAAAGAAGGCGCAATTGATAAGATTGTTGTAACAAGACCTGCTGTTTCAGCTGACGAAGATCTTGGATTTTTACCAGGAACAATGGAAGAAAAAATGGCTCCATGGACAAGACCTATCTTTGATGTTTTTAAAGAGTACTTTAGTGCTAAAGAACTTGAAGGTATGATGTACGATGGCGTTATTGAAATTTCACCGTTAGCTTATATGAGAGGTCGAACATTTAAGAAATCAATAATTGTTGCAGATGAGATGCAAAATGCAACGCCAAATCAAATGAAAATGTTACTAACACGTATTGGTGAGAAATCACAAATGGTAGTAACAGGCGATTTAGCTCAAGCTGATAAGTTGAGTAATAATGGTTTGATTGATTTTATTAAATCGTTAGAAAAACACAGAGAAACAACACACATTGACATAGTCAGATTCCAAACTCATGATATAGAAAGGCATGATGCAGTTAAAGAAGTATTAGCTGTTTATGGCGACGAGTAATTAATCATCACCTGGAAGATCTATGTCGTTTTGATCAACGATGTAGGTCTTCTTAGCGTGTTGCCACTTAGACCAACTGTTAAAGATCATTCTTTGCAGTCCAATGATAGCATTGTGTCTATCAACTGCTGTCTCGCTTAAATTTCCTGTGCGAGCAACAACTGTTTCTCTCTTAATAGGAATTAGTTGACACAAAGGTTCACCCATTTTAATTGTTGTAGGCTTAATTTCTTTTAGCATAATATTAAGCGGACTAACTAACGCACCCAAGTCATGGTCAATAATACCAGGAATTGCTTCATAGTTTCGATCTTCATGATAAAACATAGGTTGGTATAAAACACTCCAATTAGACTTGCTCCATATTCTCCAAGGACAATCTAATTTAACTGCGGCTCTTACGCCAAACTTAGTTAGTAGTTGTGTTTCATTCTCTACTTGATCTGCGGGGTGATATGCAGAATTATAAACTGGATCACTATAGCGTGTTTCTACGTAATTTCCATCATCACTTGGTAAGATTTCCATATCGCACCAAGCAGGAATAACAAATCCAGTCTCCATAAAATCTTTAATGCCCGGGCAACCTTTTACAGTTTGTTCACTGTCAATTTTATGCTTTTGTTTATTAATATACGCTGGCATCTTTTTCCAGGCTGTAGGTTTAAATTCACCAGCTGGTCTGATAGGAGCATGTTTACGTACAGCCCACTTTTCAGTTTCAAAAAATATTACTGGTTCTGGATTATTCATTAATTGTTTCCATCAAAGGAAAGATTTCTGCAATTACCTTTGCACATGCATGAGCAATATCCATGTGTTCTTTTTGTGTACCATTAGCCCCACGTAGATCAATGTAATGTAACCAACTACGCAAAGTACCATTCATGTACAGTCGTGTTTTAGTACAACCTTCGGGCAATACTGCACGAGCTTGTTCTTTAGCAATACCGTTATCAATTGCCCACTCGTATGCTTCTTTAGACGCATCAATTACTTTTTGTTGTTGTGTTTCCCAATCATTGAGTAGATTCATATCTTGTTGTGTATTACCTAGTGCAATACTATTTTGTCTGTTCTTTGTGTCCTGTAGTCGTGCTTCACGTAATACAAATTGATTGCCAAACTCTGCAGGATCTGCATAACGCTGGCTAAACTCTTGGAAACTAAAACTACGATGACGCACAATTTGATGTGCAATATCACGTGTAGTATTAATTTCTAAACAAGCACTAACCATTTCTAAAGGAGACCAGTGTTGATGTTTAATCAAATACTTAATTAAACGTTCACTTGTTTCGTTGTTAATTTGTGCCGCAGGGTTACTTACCTTGGCACAAAAAGCAATAAGTTCCTGTAAATCATCAACACCTTCAGTTGAAAATTCATCCGTTGCTTTTGAGTAACTTACTAGTTTGACTTTCATTTTTTAATTCCTTTGTTCGATGTTCTAACCAACTAATGGCTGTGTGTATATGTCCCGTATCGTGTTCGCGTAAACAAGATTTTGCATATTCAATTTCACGTTCTAATATAGTAACTGCTATTAGGTTACCGGGAAAGTCTTTTTTCACCCAGTCCTCCAAATCACATGTACGCCAAATTCTGTTACGAATGGGTGTGGCCCTAATTCTCCAATTGGAATAGCCGCACACGCAGTCGAAAATTCTACAACCATGTCAGTTGGTTCAAACCAACCTAGGTCGCCTCCGTTATTCTTACTAGGACATGCAGAGTTTTCTTTTGCCATTTGATCAAAAGAAACACCACCTTTCTTTAGTTCTGCTGTAATTCTTTCACCTTCGGCCATTGCTTCACCAACGCCTCGACTGTGTGTAGAGTTCTTTGCTCCTTTAAATGATAGCAGTATATGACTTGCTCTCATCTTTTTCGTGTTTAGTGCCATTTAATCTCCTTTACCTGGTTTAGTTGACATTACATCAATTACAGGAATTTTATCTGCTAATACATCTTCTTCTCTGACCTGTGTAATATTGGGCCATTCATAACTATATTTACTATTGATCTTAAACCAAGTACCGTCATCTTGATCCTGTGTAATAATAGCATCAACAGGACATTCAGGCTCACATACTCCACAGTCAATACATTCATCTGGGTTAATAACAAGCATATTTTCACCTTCATAAAAACAATCCACAGGACATACTTCAACACATGTCATATGCTTACAATTAACACAATTATTATTAACCAAATAACTCATAATTTACCCCATCCAGTTCCACACACCTCTAACTGCTAATAGCAAATACATCAATTCCATTAATGCTCTAGGTGTATCTTTATCTTTAATTCCCATCCAAATCCAAATACTACAACTTGCAAGAGCAACTCCCCAACCTATCCATTGTATGTTTGGATCACCACCACTTAATATAAATGCACTGACCATGGCTAAAATAAATCCTAGCCATCGCCAGCTGTCAATTTTGTAGTAGTAGCGTATTTTCATACTTTACCAAGTTTAATTAATGTTGCGGCTAAATTAATTTCCGGATCAACTACTAATGTGTGATCTACTAGCCCTTGTTTAATAATCATAATAGCTTTATCTTGTTGATCAGCATTGCCAAACAAATCAATATTGTCATAAAGCCAACGATAAATCTCTTCCATCTCTTCAGCTCTAGCACTTGCACAAACAAGTTTACGTGCTTCTGTAATTTTACCTGCTTTAAATAATTGTACCATATCAAGTTTCCAATCAGCTTCTGTCTTATCAGCTTCGTTGGGTTTAATTAGTACACCGTCTTGCGAATTCATTTGTACCATATTAATACATTTACGTAAATCTGGATATGTTGCTTTTACATATGTATCAAGTGTGTCTAAATCTGGTTGTACACCTTCTGCAATTAAAATCTCTGCAACTCTAGCAGTAAACTCTGTTTGATCTACTTTTGCAATATGAAATCCTTGACATCTACTGTGCAATGCCGGAATAATTCTATTAGGATAGTTACACGTTAAAATAAATCTGCTTGTAGTATGATATTCCTCCATAACACCACGTAGTGCGGCTTGTGCGTTTGGACTCAAATAATCAGCCTCATCTAGTAGCACAACCTTAAAGTCACCAAATGGAATCATCTGTACAAAGTTTACAATCTTATTTCTAACTTCATCTACAGAGTTTGTTCGACTTGCGTTAATTTCTAGTATGTCTAGATCATTCAATTCTAGTTCGTTAAACAATAGTTTAGCAAGTGTTGTCTTTCCAATACCTGCGTTACCACTAAACAACAAATGAGGAATAGTTTTGTCTTTAATCCAAGTTTGTATTTGTTTCTTTTGATGTTCATCTCTGAACACATAACCGTCTACTGTTTTAGGACGATATTTTTCTACCCAAAGTTCTTTCATGTTTGTGCCTCGCTTATTCGTTTTCTCAAATTAGATGTACTAAATGAGTGTTGTCTTTTATTATAATACAATTCTATGCCTTTGTCAACACAAATCTGCTTACCTGTGAACTCTTTATCACGATATTCTTCGCCAATAAATCTACGATTCAATGTATATGTTAACAAAATATCTTTTAAATCTTGTTCTGTAGCATAGGGAATAATTTCATCGATATACTTACAACCTTTTAATTGAACATATCGTTCAAACACACTTTGTATAGGTTTATTCTTTTCTGGTCTATCAATAGTTGGATCTGTTTGTAATCCAACAATCAAATAGTTGCAATTCTCACTTGCTTCTTTTAGCATAGCAACATGTCCACTATGGAACAAATCAAAACTGCTAAATGTAATACCTACTGTCATTGTTTGTCCTCTTGTCGTTGTAACGGAAGTCCGTTAAAAATAAATCCTACTGTAACACGTGGGCTTACGTTTACAGGTGCTAAACCTTTATGTGGATAACTGCTTGGAAATACTACACAACGTCCTTTTTTCCATTCAATGTGTTCCACAGTTTTTACCTCAAAGTTTACACTATCGTATTCGCAAAAATCTAACCCACTATCACCTTCCATAAAATATACTAATGTATGTGAAGGCAACCAACCTGGCATTTCTAACTGTGCCGTGTCGTCGGGTGCATCTGTATGTAGTCCTCCAACGTGTTCTTTTGTAGTAAGATTGACTTGTACTTGATTTAATTGTAATCCCTGATGTATATTTTTAAAAAGTTTTTCTCGTTTGTGGTTAACTATACACCATAGTGTTTTAAACTCCCATGGCATGTCAACTAAAAAATTTGTATGTTCTACTGTTGCACCTTGTTGTATTTCACGTACCCATTGTTCACTAAAAGTAGTATATCCTTCATCGTATCCTAATCCTCTGTGACCAAAACGCAAAGGCATATGCAATATACTAGAATCCATTTGATCCATTAGATAGTCTGGTACTAAATCGTCAAATACTAAAATATTATTTTTATCTATGGCCGGCAAATCGCTGTTGCTCCTTTTTAAATATAGGTAATACAATGTTACGGTCTCTAGCAAATTGTGTACTTTTACCACTAAACACATAACCAGCAGTAACACGAGGACTTACATCTTTAACAGGTATGCCTCTATGTAAGTAACGACTTGGAAAGACGATTAGACGTCCTTCTTTGTATTCCACTTCATCAATTTTTTTACCATCTTTCTCAGGATCGCCATCCCAAAAATCCATGCCAGTGTCACCGTGAATTAAATAAACCATAGTGTAAGCAGGTACATCATCTCCACTATCGACATGTAATCCACCTGTGTGTTCTTTTGTTGTAAGATTAATTTGTACTTGATTTAATTGTATGTCGCCAACATCATTGTCAATTAGATTTTTATGATGTTCAAAGGCATGCCATACTGCTTTTAGTGTCCACGGAGTATTTTCTAACTCTGCTTGTGAAAACTGTTGACTAAAGATTTGATGTCCTTGATACTGACCTAAACCTCTATGTCCAAAACTAAGTGGATAATGTAATACTTGATTTATAGCTTGGTCATGTAACCATTGTGGAACTACATCATCAAGTATTACTATTTTATTGGGATCATAATTCATAGTTTAATTATAAACTATGTTTGTTAGAATGTCAAGTTCTTTTTTATAAATCGCCCTTGACTCTATTTTCGGAATAGTGTGCATCAAATTCGCCACCTGGGTATCTTGATTTAAGTTTATCAATATTCATTTGAATTACTTCATTAGGATCAATATTTAATGCCATACATCCTTGCATCCAATACCACATAATATCACCTAACTCACGTTGCATATGCCAAATGTTATCTTTGTCCAAAGGCTTACCTTGAAACATGATCTTTTTCATAATCTCAGTAAACTCTCCTGCTTCAGCACCTAACCCCATAGACGCTGTTAATAGTCTAGGTAAGTTAATATCTCTATCAGTATTGTTTAATGTAGCCCAATGTGATGAAAACGCATCATTACTTGAACTTTCTTTTGATGTGACAGCATCAACAAATTCTTTATATCTATTTAGGTCTATTTCAGCCACAAGGTATTCCTCTTCTTTTTTAAAGTGTTATGGTGTTCTAACGAAATCGCTAGGATCGATTGTTGGTTGTGATAAGTCTGTTGAATGACCAATACCAAGATCTTCGGGTGCGTCTTTACTTGTAAGTAAGATAGCATTAACATCAATTAATCTAATATCTAACTCACCTTGTTCTTCGTCTTCGAGTATAATACTTCTACTCCAACGCCCGTGTTCTACATAAATCCAATCACCAACTTCGTATGGATCTTTATTCTCAGGACCAATAGCATAAATTTGGCACCATCGTGGACGAATGCCTCTTTCTTTACCATCGTCATGAGTAAGAATAATTCCTCCTTTGGTAGTACGTTCTCCAAAGTTCATATTATAAGCAAGTACACCATCATGAATGGGTCTTATAGTTCCTTTGATACGAGTTTTAACTTTCGGGCCTTCTCCAAAGCCTTTAACTACTTCTGGATCTAATTGCATTTTTTAGTCACCTTTTTTTACAAAATTACCATCTTCATCTTCTACCCATGCTGTACCTGTTTCATCAGCTTCTTCATCGATAGCCGCCATTTCTGCTTCTACTTTAGAAGTAGTAGCTTTGACTGCTTTTTTAGCTGGTGCTTTAGTTTCAGTTGCTGGTACTTCTACTTGAGGTTGTGCAACAACATCTTTATTGCCTTGATTTGGTACTTCATCTGTAACAGTTTGTGGATGATCTTTATAGTACTCTTCTAAAATATCGTCACGTTTTTTAATGATTTGACCGCCTGGGCCTAATTCATCACCACGTGCATTTACTCTAGCATTTCCTACAGCTGGTGTAAGTTCATTACGTTGGCGTAGTAGATCCATATCAACGGACTTACCTTGCATACTTTTATAAACTTTACGACCTGATTGCTTCATAGCCATTTTATTTCTCCTATTATATTATATACTTACTTATCTCAGGAACTCACGCCAATCCAGGCCAAACTGGATTGAATTTACCTTGTGTACACCTATCAAATATAGCACATATGATGCTACGCTTGATCCACGTCCTACACCCCATACAATGTCGTTCTCACGCATAAAGTCCACAAGATATATCATATACTGTAGCAAAGGCTTCATGCCACGTTCTCTAAAAGCATCTAATTCTTGCCATATACGATCTTGTACGTGTTGTGGACAAGGAGTTTCTGCTTTGCCTAATACATATTCATATACATTAATCTCTTTGTATGCGTCAGGCATAAACCATTCACTTTGACAAACACCGTCAAAAGTCTTTTTGTCTACATCTAATGGGATATACTTCTGTAGTTTACTAAGACCCTGTTCTTCACAAGCCTCATTAAACTTGTCTACATCGTCAGATTCATCGCATAGTACAACGTGTACCTTATCTGCATGACCACTATAGATCATATCAATAAGATCTTTATTAGAAAATCGTGGAATACCTAAATCGTCAGTTTTCATAAGCATACACTTATTTTAACTTACATTGATTAGATTGTCAAGATCTTTATTGCCGTTTTCTGGATTTGATTTGCTCGATCTATCAATCATTTCTAATTTGTATGTGTCTAACATAGTTTGGATTTGATGTTGAGCATCAGGATTTCTAGTTTGAAACCATTTCTGTGTTAACGAATTAATTTTTTCTACAATTTGTTCGTCTGTTAGAGAACTTATATCTGATAGTAATGGATGATCCATTAATTAATACCTTATGCGAATTGACCAATGTATTGTGCGTAAACTGTGATACCACCGTCATATGTCCAAACGTCAACACAAATTGGATCACTATTGCTGTTTACAACAAATGGTGCTGGAAATGGGTTATCGCCGTTTGTACCATATTTGATAGTACCATTTTCTGTAGCAAAAGATACTGTTCTTGCTGTACTATCGCCTAACGTATCTAACAGCATAACTCTAATTCTACCTACTTTGTTTGCTGTAGGCCAATCAGTAAATGTTAGTGTAAGTGTGTTTGATCCAATAGTAAATGTTTGAAAATTACCATTAGTAAAACTAACGTTTGTTGGACCAGTTACTGTACCACCTGGATAATGTTTTTCAGTGTTAGCAATAAAGTTTGCTCCACTTACATCGTTACCTAGAAAGTTGTTTGCCGCGTTTAATTTTGCAGTATTTGTCTGCAAATCTTCAATTTCATTCTTTGCGGCTGTGAAATTGTTCTTGATAGTATTAAAGTTATTACGAAATCCCTGGCTGTCATTATCCTGACCTGCTACGGGAAACGTAGAATCAATACTTGTATTGTCAATATTACTTGCCATATTAGTTCCTCTCTAGTATATGTATTTAGCTAGGTTAAACATTATATTGATAGTTTCCGAATGCAATATATTGCTCATCGCTATTACCTATAGTAGCATCAACAATATATCTATCTATTTCAAAATCTAAATTCTTAAAGTCGAACCCACTATTAGTTATATTTAATAAAATCTGTGCCGCTGTTCCTGGTTTACAATAGCATAATGGTACTGCTGTAACATATCCTAATTCTTGTACACCAGAACCTTGTGCAGTTGACATCCAAATAGGTAAGAAACTACCTTCTGTAACGCCCGCTTGTGCTATATTTTCACGCATATTTGTTACATTACTAATAAAGCGTGTTTGATCGGTAGAATTACTAATTTGTACAGCATCACTATCTACTTTAAGAGTGTTGTATGTTGGTCTAAATCTAAACGGATCACTACTTGTAGTAGCAATTTGTCCTGCTTTTAATATAGCACCATTTCTAGTTGTAATTTCAATAGTGCCGTTTGCATCGTATATAACAGATCCTGCTCTAGTAATAATTTCTAAATCGTTACCAAACGCTCGAACATTAATAATTTGATTTACACTATTTCTAATTTGGAAAACAGCTTCACCTGCTCCCTCTTTACTAGCATCATCACGTGTTTCGTACTCAACACTATCAACTGTAATTTTCTTTTTGTTAGCAATTCCTGTAGATTTAGCAACCTTTCCAGTCTTTGTATCTAAAGGGTCATTTACATCTACATAAATTACTTCATACAATACTGTGTTAGTTCCGTTCTCTTTTGCTTCTGCAACTTTCAGCTCACCAAATTTAAATCTTTTACGTTTATGATTTTTTCTAGAAGCCGCAACATACTCTTTAATTTCTTTAGTTTCAATACCAGCATATACTAACATCTTAACTTCTTTTTGTAAACCAAACTGTGCATCATTTGGTCTGTAAATACTATTAGGTGTAAAGATATTACTATCACCTATGAAATTTTTATATATTTGGCGCTGTGTAGTTTTAAATAAAGGTTTAACATATAAGTTACTGTACGTCAAATTGTCAGGATCTCTTACAACAATGTTAAACGTTCTAGTTGTAGAACTAAACCCAAATCTATCTCTTGCTTGTACGGTGAAAATAAACTTTCTATCAATAGTAGTTGTACCACCGTCAAGTGTAAATTTATTATTATCAATAGTTGAAAGACCATCTGAAGTAGGTGTTGCAAACTGTACAACTTTACCAACAATTTCACCATCAAAGTTTAAAGTTAACCCTGGTGGCAATCTACCACTTGATAATGTATAAAGTAATGAACTATCTGTAACACTTGTTAATGCTTCTACAAAAAACGTACTAACAAAGTTAGCTTTGATACTGCCTAAGTTTTCTGTAGTTTGCCATTTAATTGTACTTTCAACTTCTCCTAAAATCTTAACTGTAAACGTTTTTCTTTTTTCAGCAATTAACTCTTGACTGATACTAGTAAAGCGTTGAGCATTAATTGTAAATTTGTATTCTTTTGTAACAGCTGGCTGATAAGGAACACGACCTGCTATTTCGCCGGTAGTAATATCTAATACTAACCCTGGTGGAAGTTCACTTGGAGTATTATCTGGATTAGTTGATTCAAACGTATATGTTAGATCACCTAGTACTGTTTGAGGATCAAATACATCTAAGAAAATTGTTACGTAATTGTTAGCACGTTTAAACCCTAAGTCTGCTGGTGTTAACCAAACAGGAGTTCTTAAATAAGTGTTGTCTGCTTTGAATACCCCTGTACCAATTTGCATAACTGTGTTATCTGCACGTAGGAAATCATCACCTACTAAAAATATTTCAAATGATCTTTTAACAACAGTATCACCGTCACTTACACTTACATCAAATGCGTATCTTCGATTTAATTTTTTTCTACTTTGTGTTGGGATAGCATCGTCATATCCTTTTGTATCATAGTAGTAACTTTCAAAGCCGTTAGCACTTCTTAATCCAAAGTCAAACGCATACGAGTCAAACTGTGTTGCATCATAAAATCCACTACCTGCATTTTTGTCTATTGCTAGGATAGGGTCAACAATTCCAACTAATCTTCCGTCAGTTGTTAATTGTAATCCTGGTGGTATCTCTCCATCACCGTCAGCAATAAAATATTCTAATGTTTGTCCAGTTGGTAAGTCAGCATCAATTGCTTCTAATTGGAAGTCAACAATACTACTGTCTAAAATGAATGTAGCACTTCCTCTTCCTAATGGTAATAGTCCTTCTGTTGTTGACCATACTGGATCATCAGGACCTTCTATAGTTAGAGTAAATGTTCTATCTCTTAATCCTTCTTCGTTGGTTGCACGTAACACAAATTTAAATTCAGTAGTACGTGACACTTCAAAAGGAGTACCAACAATTTTATTTTGTTCTAAACGCATACCTGGAGGTAATTCTCCACTAATTAGTGTAACAACATCTGTGTTTAATGTAATACTAGTTGGCGATCCATCAGATATGTAAACGTCTTTTAATACTGATTCTGTATATGTAAAGTAACTTCTTACAATATCTCTATACCATAATTCAGTTGTTACATAGTCAATACTTCCACTTGTTTTATAGTGTAGTACTTGACCTGACAAGTATGAGTAATAATATGTACTGTACTGTCCGTAAAATGTTCCTCCAGCATCTGGGATTTGTCCACCAACATATCCTTGAGATAATGCCCATTGATATGCTGTTTCTTGACCGCCTAACCACGTTACTGGAGTTGTACTATAATTAGGTGCTATGTTATTACTAGGATCAACATAACCTCCAACGTAGGGCATCATATCGTTTGTTGTAGCAATATTTGTGTCACCATCAGTACTTTGTATTGTTAATATTCTTTTACCTTGTTTAACAGCCGTATTTGTGTTATAGTCGTCTGCCGAATTACCTGTATTTGCTTCTGATGACGGAAAGTAAAAACTACCATTTCTAAACATTGGGTTAAACAGTGGAGCATTAATTGTAGCAAAATCTTTAACGCCAATGTCGTCAATTTCAATCATTGCACGATTAACTAACAGTCCACCGTTATTAATACCAAGTAGTTTGATTTCGTTTGATTCAACATTTGAAAATTTACTAAGTTTATCAATAAGTTGACGTAGCATTTCAATGTCTGGTGATTTATTAGTATCTTCGTCAATCACATTCCAATCATTTAACGGTTTGTCAGGAGCGACAATAATATGATCTCCTAAATAATTTTGCCAGTCATTGATCATATTGGCGCCTGTACTACCCTGAGGATGTAAAATAATAACAACAGGTATTAGCTTGTTTGATAAAGTAGGAATAGTTGGAACACGTATAGCTGGGGTTGGATATGTTGTAGTCATACTAGCACCATATTGATCAACATGATCAATACTAATACTAATAGTACTAGCATTACTTAATGCTGATTGTGGTGGATAACTTAAACTTTGATTGCTAGGATTATATCCGCTACCGCCGCCTATTGTTGGATCTAACGGCAGTGGAACTGATGCTGTAACTCTTTCTTGTAGAGTTGCTAAATTATAACCTGATTTTTGAGTCCAACTTGGTACTGCCATGTTTCATATCCTTTAACTTACTAGTATTTATCGGATATCAAGTGTTTAGAATGCACGTTGTTGTTTAGTACTAGGACCTACGATATATGGGTATACTGGTTGGTTATTTGTATCTACAGTCATAAAGTAAGCATATGTGCCATCTGGATATTCCGGAGTTTTCGTGAAGCGTCCGTTGTATTGATCCAAAGTTCCTGTACCAATTTGAAATTCGTGATCGTTAACAAATGTTCCTGCTGTTTTTTCTGAATACAAATAGTCACGACCTGGTCTTTCACTACCATAATATTGATATGAACTTGTCATTCTAATTACTACTGACAAAGGATCGTTAAAGTCTGAATAACCAAATGGTCCGTAAATAGGATATCCATCAAAACAGTAACCTACAATTTTACTATGACCGTCTGCATGTCTAAACTTATCTCCACCAAAGTCGCTTCCAGCATAATATGTAGGAGTTGGACTTGCGTCAGTATCAATCATTGTAGTTGACCATGCTGGTCCTGATTCACTTGATCCTGTTGGTAAAAATAAAAACATTGCTGACATATAATGATATTGACCATTTGTTTCTGGCCATCCACCTGCATCGTCACCGCCATAATTTCCTCTAAACTGTACAGCATTATATTCAAATCCTGTAGCTGGTGCATCGTCAATTGCACTTAGTCCCGGTGGAACAACGCCAACTCCTGAACTTGGTGAGTAAAATACAACACCATTAGACATAATGCCTAGTGGAGTTAGTGCAGTAGTTAGCTGTGCGTTTGTAGTATTTTCGCCACCTCTAAATGTAAAAGAATAGTTGTATGATTGTGATTGGGCTGTATTTGCACTAGGTGCAAACGCATTATTGCCAAACGCTTTACCAAATTGTGCTGGATTAGGTAATCCATTTGATGTAATTGTTAAAGTTGCCATATTAGCTTATTACTCCTGCGTCAAAAGTTCTATCATCAGGAGTCATATATCCTCCAAAGTCTATATCTGTTTCGTAAAGTAGCCAGTCACTGAAGCCCCTTACTTCATTACTTAGCGTTCCAAAATCAAATCCTGCTGTATTTGGCTCAATACTTCTAATATCAATACCGTATACTAATCCTTGTAAGTTACCTGTAACAGGACCGCTAAATTCACTTGCTGTAAATGTTCCGCCGTTAGTAATATCAAAACCAGCGGCATTTAAGTTTCCGCCTAATTCTGGACTTGTGTCTGTTACAATTTCTGCTGTTGAATTAACAGTTAAAACATTTCCTGATAATGATGTATTTGCACCTGTACCACCAAAGATACTAAGTGATTGGCCATCTGCAAGTGATATGCTACCCGAATCTGAAACTATAGTTAATGCTTGTAATCCTCCTGTAGCATTAACTGTAATTCCTTGTGGAGTACTAGTTAGTGTTACATTAGATCCTTGTACTAATTTTTTAAGTTGAATTTCAGCTCCAACCTTTTGTGAAAATATACCTTCACCAACATTTCCTACATTAGCAACGGTTGTGCTTTCTGGTGAACGTAGATCTAAATCATCAAAATTTTGATTTACTTTAATAAACGCTTCACGAAGATCATCACCTGTTCCGTCGTTTGCTAGTGTACCGATATTAATTGTTTGTAAAGCCATATTATCTCTCTTCTATAATGTATTTATCCTTGTCCACTACCACTAGTACCTTTGGCACTAAACTGTATTGGACTATTATAAGGCCAATATGCTATATTACGTGTACCACCATATAATCTAGGTATACTATTACTTGCAACAAAACTGTCAGGATTACCTGTATTATATAATTGTTCTTTTGCATTGTTAGTCAAGAAATCTTTAAATTCTTGTGCTGTGCCGCCTGGATTTGCTTGTAACCATAACGCACCCATTCCTGTTATTTGCGGTGCCGCCATGCTTGTTCCACTAATTCTAGCAATAGAATATGCTGTATTAGGTGGATAATTTTGTTTGGTACTATATGTAGATACATTACTTGTAACACTTGTAATTTGTTCACCAGCGGCATTGATGTCTAATCGAGCACCACGCTCACTATCTTCTCTTAAAAATTCTTCTGAACCATACTGATCACATGCTATATTGCCAACCCATATTGTATCTAATGAGTGTGGGCTACTTGGCCTATTATAGTATATAGGATTACCAGCAGTAATATATCCAGCCCATGTTTCGTTGAGTGTATAATAACTGTCATATATTGTATCAGCATATTGTCCTGCGGATGATCCTGCACAAGGATGATATCCATTACCTGCGGCTTTAACACATATTACTCCAGCATCAGTTAATTGTTCTTGTTCAACATCAGCTGGCGTATATGCCATTGGGTGTCTACTTGCTACTGCACCGTATTGCGTAAATGTTCCACTTGTCCAGGACTGTGGTGTAATACTTTGATCAATACCTCTATAAAAAATTGATTGGACTTGTGTAGATCCAAATTGTGAATTTCTATAATACCAACTATATCCCCAACTTTGATTTACAATAGTAGGACGTTTAAATCCTGTGGTTGGATCAATTGGTTTTTGTTCGTGGAATAATCTAATTAAATCATAACGATCAGTATCGATACTATGATTACTTCCACCAAATATTCTCATAGAATAAATTCTTGCATTCTTTGCCCAACCATATGTTTTACCAGCGGCAATACCTGTACAATGACTACCATGAGCACCTGCTCTATTGCTATCATTTGATGTGTTAGCATAAAAGCTACTAGGCATTGTTCCTGATAATCCAGTTAGTTCGTACCAATCAACTTGTTGGAATCTACTTACTCCATTTGCATCTTCCCATTCAGGGTGATCAACTTGTACACCGTCATCTTGAATAACAATGTCTACTCCGGTTCCGTCTAGTGTATAATTGTAATCAGCTGTACGTGTGCTTGAAGAATTATAATCTAAATTTGAATCAATATGTCTTTCTAATCCCCAGTTAACACTATTTGAACCGTTTACAAAACTTCTTTGAAATTCTGCATTTTGTGTAGCATATAGTTCTTGTGTTTCTATGTCTGGAACTCCTGCTACTGATAGTACTCGTGGGTCATTTGATAATGCCGCGGCTTCTTCGTCAGTAAGATCATAATGCGTCATTCTGTTATTAGCAGGCCTAGCATTAATTACTGGTACACTTCTATCAGGTACAATACTACTATTTACAGAGTCATCAGTTGATGTGTCTCTTTGTAAATCGTTATCGACTACTGCAACATCTATGCCTTTTTCTGTAACTACAATATATTCAGCCATAATATGCTCCGTCTCTTTGTTTAAATTTAATCAACAACATAACCTGATTCTCCTGCTAGGGTCGGATCGTCTTGTGCCGGTGTATTACCGTCTTGGAATATGCTTCTAATAGTAGCAAGTGATGGCTTACTAATAACTGGTGCAATGTATGTGTTGTGGAAAGCATAACCTAACGGATTGTTTGTTTGAATACCTGCTTGAGTACGCATGTCGTCTGTCCACTCTGGAGCAAGGCTTCCGCCATCCCATAATTCTGTGTATTCAAACATAGCAAAGTTTAGTAAGAACAAATATTCTTTTGCCGCTACTTCAAATGCATCTGCGTTTGTCTTCCAATCATCTGTTGGGTTTTGATAACCCGATGGATCCCACTTGCCTGCGTCATAGGCTTCTTCCATTGCCGCATACAAATCGCCTGACTGCCAATCAGAGGCTAAGAAACTATATAATTTTATATCATCTGCAGGTAAACCGTGCATGTGTAGTGTATGGAATACGTGTTCAATAACTTCTTGTGCGTCTATATCGCCATCGCCATATCCATCACCTGTTGAATTCAAATACCACACCATGTCATTTTGTACGTGTGTATCAAACAAGTTTGTTAGATTCCAAAATGTAATGCCAGCATCTGTTAAAAAGTTTGTGGAGTAATCGTCACCTGCACCTCTTGCTACTCTTTGTAGAGTTGGTGAACCTGCGTGATAAGTTCCTGCGTCACCACGTAGTGTTTTAATTAACGCCCTTTGATATTCTTCGTTAATACCTGCGCCATTTGGATCTGTAAACAGTTCAAACATACGTGCTACTTTTTCTAACCATGCATCTGGAACTGCAACTTGTCCACCTACACCGCCAGCACCCATAATTCTTACACCGTTGGTTGTAACTTCACGTTTGAAGAAATCACTACCGTCACCGGTAACATCAATAACTGGAAAATTACGATATTCTGTGTCATAAGGTGAATAAGGTGATGTAAAGTTTACACCAAAATGCGCCGCAAATGGAAACACTCCTATTCTATTAGATGTTGCATCTGGACTCATTAAATTTCTGCTATTTGCAAAGAATGTACTAGCATTATTTTCGTCTGTT